ATAGTAAAGGACCTTTGATATGAACGTAGTATTGTATTTGAGATATTCGTCCGATAAGCAGACAGAGCAGAGTATAGAAGGTCAGGACAGAGTATGTACTGAGTTTTGTGAGAGAAACGGCTACAATATCGTATGGCGGTATATAGATCGTGCTACCTCCGCTTTTAAGGACACCGACAAGAGAACAGAGTTTCAACGGATGATACGGGAGTCGGAAAAGCAGGGTTTTCAGGGTGTTGTTGTCTATAAGCTCGACCGCTTCGCCCGTAACAGATACGACTCGGCGACTTACAAGGCAAAACTAAAGCGCAACGGTGTACACGTTATCTCTGCTACCGAAAACATTTCCGATAACCCTGAGGGTATTATCCTTGAGTCTGTGCTTGAAGGTATGGCAGAGTTTTACTCTAAAGAGCTTTCTCAAAAGGTCAACCGCGGTATGTATGAGACCGCGCTCAAGGCTAACTCGTGCGGCGGTCCTATCCCACTCGGCTACCGGGTAGAGAATAAGAAATACGTCGTAGTCGATAAGGACGCCGCTGTAGTACAAGAGGCTTTCAACCTTTATGCTGACGGCAAAACGATAACGGAGATCATAGACCTTTTCAGAAAGAAGGGCTACCGGACCGCAAAAGGTAAAGAGTTCAATAAATGCTCTTTTGACAAAATGCTCCGTAACGAGAGGTATATCGGCATATACAAATATAAAGATGTAAGGATAGAGGGAGGCGTACCGGCGATAGTAGACAAAAAGACATTCGACATCGTTCAGAGCCGTCTCAAAGAAAACGCCTCCGCTCCCGGCAAGGGGAAGGCGAAGGTCGATTATCTATTAGCGCACAAATTATATTGCGGTCATTGTGGGGCTATTATGACGGGCGAGAGCGGGCGTTCAGAGACGGGGGTAAAATACTATTACTACACGTGCTCTTGTCGTAAAAAGACCCACAAATGCGACAAGAAGAATATGCGTAAAGAATGGATAGAAAGAGTAGTCGTAGAAGACGTCCTCGCCCTGCTCACTCCAGAGCGCATAGAGGCTTTCGCGGATATGGCGATAAAGGCTAATCAAGAGGATATTCAAAACGAGAGCCTTGTCCCCGCGCTCAAAGCAGAGTTAAAGGATATAGAGACCCGCACAAACAACCTTATAAAGCTCGCCGAGCGCGTCACCGATAGCGGCTCCCTTGCAGACAGACTTATCGCCCTTGAGAACGAGCGTAAAGACGCCGAGAAGCGGCTTGCAATAGCAGAGAGCGATATTGTAATACTCGAAAAAGAACAAGTCGTATACTGGCTTGAGAAGTTCTCAAAAGGGGATATTGACGATCCCGACTTTTGCCGGTCCGTACTCGACCTCTTCGTAAACTCCGTGACCGTGTGGGACGAGCCGGGCGGCTACAAGATTACTACCATTTATAATTTACAAAAGCATAACCGCAAGACTCATAAAGTTAAGAGTTCGGATTTCGTTCCGAGCGGTTCACCATTATTTTACTATCCGAACTTTTCGGTCTTTTTTATAGCTGAAGTGTTCGGGATGATAAAGCACCGGGAGGCATAAAGCCCCTCGGTGCTTTGTTTTATATAAAGGAGAATGGCAAGCTAAATCTTGTAGAGATACTTGACGTCTACTGCTCCGGTGACGGCTCCGTACTGATTCGTAGAGACTACGGCGCGGTTGCCGTCGAGATAGCGGACGTAGAGTTTTTCGTGATACACGAAGGGAAGATAGGGCGTATTCGTTCCGTAGACGGGTGCGCCTTCTTTCATTTTCACGACGTCGCCTTCCTTGATAGGTGTCTCTTTCGGCTTTTCGGGGGCGGGAGCGGCTTTAATGTAGCCGTTGAGACCCTTCGCCTTGATGAGAGCAGGGTAGTCAAGGTAGCAGTAGTCCTGATCGCACGTGATACCGTTTATCTGCGGCGAGCGAATGAAGTTCGTAGAGCCGCCGTACTGCCACATCTGAGCCGCGCAAGCGGGCATTTCGAGACCCCAAAACGCGAGCCACAAAGAGAAGCGTTCGGCGAGGGCTTTACCGTCCATACGGTGATTATACCAGTCCCAGTTCGTGTAGAAGCCACACCAGTACCCGAGGCTTTCCATTGTGGTACAGAAAGCCGTAATCAGCTTTGTCATATTCGCGGTCGAGACTCCCTTGAAGAAGTCTCCCTCGACGTCTACGAAAACAGGGTAGTCGAACTGTTTACCCTTGATAACTGAAGCAAAATACGCCGCTTCCTTCTTCGCCCCGTCGATAGTTTTAGATCCGAGGTAGTGATACGCTCCTACTCCGAGACCCGCCGCCTTCGCCTGTTTGTAGAAGTTCTCGAACTGAGGGTCCGTAAAGTTGCTCTCGGACGCCTTGATTATGACGTACTTTACTCCCTCCGCTTTTGCGGCGGCAAGATTGAGACCGTTTTGCCACGTTGAAATGTCAATCCCGAACGTCTTCATCTATCTGCACCTCCGTTCTGTTAGAGTCTACAAGTCCCTCGGCGATTATGTACGCGACAAGACCCGCTCCCGCCATTATGATAGCGGTTACTTTAGCGGCGGTAGATTCTGTCGCGCCGAAACCGAGCATAAGCATTGTGACGAACTCTATGAGAGCCGCCCAAAACTTACGCGATGTGAGCTTTCTTTTCCAGTCGATTTTCAAGTTATCACCTCCCATTTTTTTACTTCTTCGTAGATTTTGTCGATAAATGAGTTACCCTTGAGACGCTTGTACGCCTCGTACATCAGTACGAAGTTCTCGTACTCGTACTGCCTGATAGTGCGGTCGTTTTTGTTGTGGTAGTAAATCCGGAGCATTTCGGCGCGGAGAATACACCTTTGTCCGGCAAAGACTTTTGAGACAGCAACGAAGACCGTCACGATTACCCCGGCGAGAGCCACGATCTCGCTTATTAACTTAATAACTTCTGTCACTATATTGCCTCGTTACGCCCACGTACTGCCGCCGTCTGTAGTACTTATAACTGTTTCTTGATTATATCCTGTCTTTGTAATAAGAGTAGCGTGACCCGATGTATTATTGTAATTCTCAAGCACTTTTATTGTCGATGAAGTAGTACCATATTCTGTCGTAGTCGCGGTTATACCCATAACGTGATCGTTACAATGTAGATACCACATACTACCGATGAAATTGTTATTTGAATCTAACTTACCGAACGTGTTGCTGTAGCAGGAGTTTCCAAACGTGTTTCTGTCGCAGTCGTCGCCGAACGTGTTGCTGTCGCAGTTGTCGCCGAACGTGTTGCTGTCGCAGTCGTCGCCGAACGTGTTGCTGTCGCAGTTGTTGCCGAACGTGTTGTTGTCGCAGCTGTTGCCGAACGTGTTGCTGTAGCAGCTGTTGCCGAACGTGTTGTTGTCGCAGTTGTTGCCGAACGTGTTGCTGTCGCAGTTGTCGCCGAACGTGTTGTTGTCGCAGCTGTTGCCGAACGTGTTGCTGTCGCAGCTGTTGCCGAACGTGTTGTTGTCGCAGTCGTCGCCGAACGTGTTGCTGTAGCAGTCGTTGCCGAACGTGTTGCTGTAGCAGTCGTTGCCGAACGTGTTGCTGTAGCAGGAGTCGCCGAACGTGTTGCTGTAGCAGGAGTCGCCGAACGTGTTGCTGTAGCAGGAGTCGCCGAACGTGTTGCTGGAGCAGGTGTCGCCGAACGTGTTGCTGTAGCAGTTGTCGCCAAATGTGTTGCACCAGTTGTGTCCGCTTAGATAATTGTGTGATATATCATCCCACACGGCTGATTGCAGACCCGCCACATAAATGCTATTCGTTTCCCATACGCTTCCGCCAAGACCGAGCTTATTAAGCACATTAAATAACACTGCACTAACCGGGTCTTTTTCAAGGGATATGTAGTTTTCGGTACATGGTATTTTAGTATGCAAATTGAAAGAAGCGTCAATATGAGTAGATGTTTCATCTAAATAATCGAACGTGTAATAAAGGTCGGCGTTAAATGCCGCCATATACTGAGCGTTCGGTTCCGCAAACTGTATAACACCAAGTATGTTCGACCCTACCGCAAAGTCATAGTCTGCTTTACCATTTCCCTTTATCCACGGATTAACATACGACCCATCCTTCATATAGGCTTGTAATGCGGTAAATATCTGATACATCGACCCGTATCTGTTAGGCTGTGTCGCCGCGTCATATACGAGACTTGTCGCTGAAGGAGTATAATCACCCTGAGGGTCTGCTTTTTTAAGAGCATATCTTAAAAACTGTATGTTCTTAAAGTCATATCCCGCCTGATTATTCCATTCGTCCTTCATCCACCAAATAACGCCCTTGCCGTTGGTATTAGCCCAAGCGTATTTATCGGTATTGTTATCAAGGTCGTATTTGATTTCCCAAGCGTCGAGGTTAGCCTTGCCTGTAAAATACGTGTCTCCCTCGTGAAGAACTGCTTTTGCGTCCTCAGATAAATGACCTTCGTCTGTTGCAAGAAGAACGAGGTCGAATTGATGTCCTGCCGAAACAGCGTTGTGCAAATAACCCTGCGCACCTAAAACGGAAAGGTCGTAACTCCCCGTGATTATAGTGTTATAGTCTGTCATACGGTAGAACGTACCGGGGACAAGATTACCGCTATCCCGGAGAGCTTTTATTTCCGCATAAGTTTTTTCTTCATAGAGAACAGTAGGTGTTACTCCCGTTGACCCTATCTTCTCCCACGCGGAATTGATATACATATACTCATCGTATATGTCATCTGTCTCGCCCTCTTTCGGGACAAGATAGATCACGCCGTTTTCTCCGGTCGCGGGAAGCGTCTGTACGATTTCATAGCGGATACCGCCGCCTCCGCCACCTCCGCCGAGGGCTTTAGCAAACAGAATATCGGAGAGGGTCATATCGTCACCTCCACCCACTCGCCGTCAGCGTTAAAGCCGTAGACGGTCATAGTACCCGAGACGAGCTTGTACGCAAGAGAGTCGGGAGAGACGTCTGTCGGGAGGTCGGACACCTCACACGTTGCTTTCATCGTGATAGTGACGATGTCTTTGTTTGTGTACGGAGAATACTCCGAACGGACGATTTCGTATTTTGCCATATTTTCCTCCTTATGCGATTATTTCGTTTGCAGTATAGTAGGTAGTATTAACGGTCGGTGTTCCGGTGAAAGTACCGCCCGTTCCCGTGAACATATTTAGAGCACTTAAAGAAGAACCAGTACCTTGTCCGCTTATAGGTATACGATACGGATTCGGATATTCTTCTGATTGTGATTCTGAGATTTTAATGAGAGGACAGTTTTTATACATTTCATTGAATGAAAAAGAGGGTATATTTGCGGCGTACAACGACGAAATGCTTTTTATAGAAGTACATCCTAAAAACATACGCACACAAGCCGAGTCAGCAACGGTCGTTGCTTTGATGGACGGAGAATCCAGTAACGAAATACACCCGAAATACATATTGACACAAGCGAATCGGGGGAGGGTCAGGGCGGGAATGTCGGGAGCGTGTGTTAAATACTCACATTGTCTTGCCATTTCAATATAGCACCTCTCGGCAAGCGTTTGCGCGGGTAACTCGGGAAGAGTACGAATAGAAGTGCCACGACACATTCCCTCGTAGCACCCGGTCGAAAGTACAGGGCTGGGGAGATCGGGACAAGATATTAAAGCGGATTGATTGTAAAACAGATACCCGAAAGCATAATCACCCATCGTGGGGTGTTCTCCTACAATAACAGAAACGCCGTTCAATAGAGACTCGATGTTGCCTTCACAAGACACATTCGAACCTTGTATCACAAATAGACTCGAAGAAGGTAATGAGGAGGATCCGCTCAATCCGCTGATAATTGTATTATTTGTACCGAGCAAGTACAGTTTCCTGTTTGCACTTGATAAGGTGGTCGTGCCGTCCCACTCCGTCCACGTAGCCGTGTCAGTCGAATAATACAGTTTACCGTCCCACGTCTTTGTTGCCGTTCCCGTTGCAAGCGTAAACTCGGACGGAGAACTGAAGGTCAGATAAGGCTTTACGCTTTTATCCTTTCCCCCTCCGATTATAATAGGAGTACCGATTATGCTCATATCAATACCTCCTGAATGGTGTACTGAACCGATATATCAGCACTCGGGGCTTCTCCTATCGCAACAGCAGTAAGAGTTCCCGCATTGTTTTCAACGTATAATCCGGTCGTACCGTCGTTTTCCATTTGAATAAGCGTCACCGCGCTTGGCTGAAGGTTTATCATTGAGGAAGTGTTTGCCCCGGAGATAGTCACCGCTTGAGAGAAGGTGCCGTCGCTATTGTCCGTCCACCCTGCCGAAGGAAGAACAAGAGTCCCTACCGCCGCCTGTTTGCCCTCTACATACGCCGCGATGACCTCTTGAGAAGCCGCCGCCGAGGAGGTCGCGTCGAAGGTGTTAGTCTCGATGTACACCCACGTTTCCTGACGGTACGTTGCCGATGTTTTGCCGTAGAACTGATATGCTCTAAGGCTTATTCCGTCCTGAAGGGAGAGACCGATTACGGTCAAGTTCGAAACGTACAGAGCGGGGAGATACGCGCTTCCTACCTTGAGTCTTATCTCGTAACTGCCGGGGGTAAGGGAGGAGACGGTGTTGATTATTTCAGCGTTCGCCGCAATCTGTTCTGCCGTAGGTTCGTTGAACCACTCAAGCGTGTACGTAGGAAGCGTCGCGTCACCCTTGTCGCCTTTCGGTCCTACGGGACCTCTTATATTACCCGTCTCGAACGTACTCTCTTTTCCGTTGCCGTCCACGAGGGTAAAGACTACGCTGTAATTCGTACTGTTGTATTCAACAGACTTTATCAGCTTGTTTGTAAGCAGGGATTCATAATCGCTCTGCAATTCTCCGACGTCCGAAATTAACTGTACTAAAATCGGTACATTTTCGTCCTCTTCTATATTGTCGTCGGGGTTTTCCTGAGCCTGTACGTCGAGAGAAAAAGTCATAGACGTCAACTTTGCGTCGTCTCCTATTACAGAGACGGAGCAGTTGACTATCCCTACGAGCGCAAGCATCCAAGCCGTGAGCGGCACCGTGACCGTTCCGTCAGCGTTTACCGTTCCTCGATAGGACGCGGAGGATTCATCGACCCTTCTCGCGTTGATTATCGCCGTAGACGTCGTAGGCACCTGAAACGGCACCTCGCTATCCAAAAGCGTAACTTTCAAAAAGCGGGAGTTGTAGTCGTTCTGCTTGACTACAATATTCCGTATGTGATTGAACTGTGTGACGTCAAGCGAGACGTCTCTCGTTACACTTGCCATATTCTCCTCCTATACTATATTTGTTTCCACGACGCCCACGCCGAACTGGTATATGAGCGTATATAGACGTTCAGATTTGTCACGTCGGTAAATCTTTGCATTATCACCGAGGCGTCTATGTTCGTAAAGACCTCGAGTATGCCTTTTGTCGCGGCGGGATAGTGATTCGCCGTCGTACCCGTACCGATAGTCTTGTAGTAAAGACCCTGTATTGTCATACTGTTAAGGTCTATACTGTCGTTCATCTCCGAGAGCACCGTCCCCATTACGGGTAAACTGTTCTGCCAAATAATCCCGAAGACGTCGAGTGCTCCCTGCGGATTTGTGACACCGATACCGACCGAATACTTTGTAATACGTATTCGAGGCATACCCTTCGGGAGAGTCAGCGTAACGGTATCCGAAGAGAACATATCGCTTACTTTGAGCAGTATTTGATACGTTGTATCCTCAAGCAGGGTCCCCCACGTGAGATTAGAGTAGGAAAACGAGCCGTCACCGCTTACGACGTCGGATATTGCCGTCTCTGCACTATAAGAGCCGCCCATTTCACGGAGTTGTCGTGTTGCTCCCTGAAAACTGTTACGGTCTACGCCGCCGATATTCAACGGCGAGTATGTGCCGGAGAAGATAAGTTGTACCGTTGTGCCGACGTTGTTTTCACGTCGGAAAGTGTAGCTGTTCAGCTTTATCGGGGTATAGGGTACGACCGTTATCGTCTGCGTGAGAGACGCCGTATAGCCTCGTGAGTCTTGCACCGTCGCAGTTACGAGTATTTCACCCGCCGACGTTATGTTTCCGAAGTTTACCGGAGTAGTCGCACTCTCTTCGGTTTTACCCGCCGCCGAGATTATAAACTTCGCTATCGTCGCCCCGTTTTTCGCCGTAGCCCCGGTAAAGGCGGCACTAAGCGAGGAAATCGTCTGTATATACCCTCCGAGAGCGGCGGTCGACGTGTTCGTGTCCGACAGAGTAAAGCCCTCAAAGGTGGGCGAGGAAATCGACGGCGTAGTATTGAGTAGCCCCGTCTTCGTCGAAGTTCCCATAAGCCCCGCGCCCTTCAGATAGGTGTTGAGCCTATACGTCGCCGTACCCGAGGGGGTATTACTCGTCGCTCCGAGCAGAGCGGTTACTTGACTTTCGCTCAATGGTATTATCGTCTGCCCGTTGTTTGCAGACGAGTATACAAAGTCCGAAAACGTGTAGTTTATTGCACCTATCGACAACACAAGGTTGTGCGTAAAGTCCTTGCCGGTCGCCGCCCCGCCCCACTCGAATTTCAACGTAGGGTTGTCGCCGTCAAGCGTTATAGGTGCTACATTGTAAAGATCACTATAAGGCATTAGTCCGCAAAAATGATGTCTATACCGGTGGGACTCTTAACGATACGGACGTCACCGAAGTTTATATAGTCCTCTACGCTGACGCGGGGTATATCCATTGTGTCAGCGTTTATTGTCGTTACGAGCATATCGCGGTAATAGATCGTGAAGGTTGAGGGCGTTACTTCGATATGGTAGTCGTTTCCCACCCTGCTTATTGTCAAGCCCTCCGCAGAGAGCATACGAAAGAGCGCGTCACCCGCCGCCGTTACACCGTAGGACCATACCGGCGAGCCTTCATTCCATCCGTCCGTAGTCCACGCAATACCGTTAGTCGTCGCCGTGAAGATCGTATTGCTTTCCTCAAGCGTCGGGCGGTCGTGCAAATAGAGCTTGACGCTTCCGTCACTCTGCTGTACGTTCGTCGAGTACAGACCCATAGAGTTCGTTATGAGTTCGTTGAAGGCGAGTACGCTCTGCACTCGGGTATTGAGCGTTTCGTTCTGCTCCTTCTGTATCTGCTCGATTATTACGCGCTGTCCCGAAGTCATCGGATTAGAAGCCGCCCACCCTTTTTCCTCCGTCGTCTCACCTTTTGCGGCAAAAGCCATATTCTTATTCAGTTGAAAGGTGACGTCGGTAATAGGAGCGGAATACGTGTTACCTCTCTCGTCCTCAAAAACGATAATATCAAGCGGATAAAGGTACGGCATAGGCATTGTTACCGCCGTGTACGGAACGTAACTAAAACCGACCAAAACGGGGCTAAGATTCAGTAAAATCTCTGCTTCGTCGTGTTGTATCAGCGAATTACCGGAGATGTCGATAACGTAGCCCTCCTCGCCCGCAAGATAGACCGTCTTGTCTTCAGTAATGCTGACTCCCGTTATCGTTATCGGGGAGTCGGCAAGCGTCGAGGAAAATCTATTTGAAATCGTAAGAACTTCGTCCGATACGGTACTGTACCATTCAAGACGGAGTTCGTTGTTCCAGTCAATATAAGCGCACGTGCCGGTTATCGCCGCGCACCATCCGAGGAGTTGTCTGTATGTCAGGTCTTTGCCTGTCGGCGCGGAAGTTATTACGTAGTTGCCGTTCGGAAGGTTGTCTACGTTCGTATTCAGCGCGACGTTGCATATCGTACAGAGACGGGACACCATATTCGCCACCGCTATCGGGTACTCTATCGTACCTTCAACGACGGGTTTATCGAAAAACACCATCGCGTCGAGAGCGGATATGAGGATTTCACGCCCCCGCTTCGGGGAATTGTCTACGGTAAATCTGCCGAGGGGCATTGTCTCCGTAGACTTTTCCGTACCGAGCGTTACTCTTATTCTCGCCCCCTCAAAGTTGTAACTGTTGAAGTTACCACGAGTGTTGTCGAGCTTCAGCGAGAGTTCTGCCGCGACGACGGATCCTATCTCTAATGTATTACTCGACGTCGCATATCGGTTTATTGATAAGCCGCCGAGCGGAATGTTCGCTCCCGTTATCGTCAACGGTTCGTCGGAGTCTGTAAACTCAACGACGCACGTCACCGTCTGCCTTGCAAGCGAGAGAAAACTGTTTTTGAGAGTTGAAGATATAGGATAAGCCATTACGTCATAGCTCCGTCTCTTTGTACTATCTTGAACGAAATATTCGACCACAAACCGAGGCGAGTATTGTAAAGAGGAGCCGTTCTGTTACCCACGTAAAACTCCTTCGTCACGTACTCGCCCGCCATCGGGTCGAGATACCGAAGGGTAAGATACTCGGGGTTAAATGCCCGAAGAATTGTAGAAGCGTCCGCAGTCGTGACGTTGTTCCACGCGAGAGATATTGCCACGACCTGCCCGAGCCTCTTTTTGTGCATTACAACATCTTCGGTACGCCCCGCGTCTGCCGCCGATACGTCGTCAAGCTCCCATTGGTAGGAAGACGGACAAGGGACCGCCGTCTGCCCGTCTCCTACAAACTGAATAGGGTTATAATAGGTTTTATCCATACGTTACACCCCCACCGGAATTATCGTCTTCCCGGTGCGTCTGTTGTTACGCCGGAGAGCTTCTATAAGGCTGTCGGTGCTTATGTCACCGCCGCCTGTGTCTTTTGCTATGAGTTCGCGGAGCAGTTCGTTCTGTTCGCGGAGAAGCTGATTCTGTACCTCGTTTGCTTCCGATACGCCGAAGGCTACCGACTCTACTATCTGATCTCCGTTTGCTACTGCCGTTCTCCTACCGATTCGACCTACAAGTTCCGGTCCGGCTTCGTTCGCTATGAACATCTGTCCCGCGTCTACGAAACCACCTTCCGCGTAGGTAGGTGTAAGCTGATACCTCGTACCCGTCGCGCCGTTTATCTTCGTCGCCTGATAACTCAGAAGATTTACATTGTTAAAAGCGTCCTTTATACCGGACACAATGTACGTCCCGAAGGAATACCCGACGTTGTAGCCGGTGCTCCAGTTCAGATCTGCGGTCAGAAAATCGCTAAATGAGTCTTGACTATCGACAAGGCTTTCTGCGAAGTCCACTATCGTGTCTTCCGCTTCCTTGTCCTTTATCTTGAGGATTAACGTGACAAGGTTCGAGAGGACGTTGGTAAACGCTTGTACCTTCGTAGTCTCAACCTTCATAATACGCTCGTAGAAGTTTTTGAAATGTGACCCGAAGGTCGCAAGTTCAAAACCGAACCCCGAAAGGCTATGACTGCCAAAGATGTCTTGCCACCATCCACCGGAAGCAGGGAGAGCGTTCGCAAGGACCACAATCGCCGCTACCGCGCTTTCCGTGTCCTCGACCACTTGTGTCTTCATCCCCTCGATGTTGGTAGAGTAGTCTTTGAGAGCAGTACCTAAGTTAGGAAGATTCGTACTGAAGGCTTCAATGTCTGCTGTGCCGGCTATCCACGGGATAAGACCCTCTGTTTTCGGTACTTTGTCAGCAAGAGCCATTATTACTTCGGCTCCGTCTTTTGCGTTCAAAACTGCCGTAGACTTAAAACCGTCTATGTTTTCCGAGAACTGTCTGACTTTTTCGCCCATTGTAGGCAGATAGTTGAAAAACTCTTTGTAATTCGTACTACCGCCTATCAGTTGGAACAAACCGCCTTCTCGAGGGACGACAGCTACAAATGCCGAAATAACTGATACTGCCCCTATAGCCGCGTTTAGTTTATCCTTGTCTATGTCCTTCGTTTTCTCGGCAAAAGCGGTTACACCTTCTCCTAACGACGGAAGATAGTTGATAAACTTCTCTATTGTATCTTTTGAGCCTAAGAAACTTGCAATAGCGTCAAGGAGTTCTGCGGCAGTAATCATTAAGACCGCTTCCGCTACTCGGGAAACATTCTCAAGCGTACCTTCGTCTATATTCGCCGCCCCGTCAAGGAACGGTCTCAAGTTCACCATAAAGTCAGAGAGCCGTGTTCCTATTTCGGGAATTGACTCTGTAGCCTTGTCTATAAAGCCGTCAATTATGCTACCGGCAAAACCGCCGAGGATATTTCCGAGTTGAGCGAGAACTTCGCCGCCTTCTCCTACTATCCACGTGAAACCGGGTATTTGCTTGAGTCCTCCCAAAGCCGTAAGCAAAGTCTCAAGACCCCCGACCACTACCGCAAGTCCCTCTATGCCCGACACCATAACTTCCGGCGTTACAAACCCGAGACCCGCTATAAGCAGGGAAGTCGCGGCGATTTCGTTACCGACCTCGCCTATTCCCTTGAAGAGCGTTATAATGGTATCTACGCCGGTGTTCATAAAGTCAGAGAAGCCCGGTATACTCATTATGCCGCCTACCGCCGTTATCAGGACGTCCGTACCGCCTATGACTATCGCCATATTCGCAAGCCCGAGAGCTACCGTTTTCACGTCTACCCTAC